TGTATAAAGGCAAAATAGATTCATTAGTTTCTAAAATGACACCTTACGCTGATTTAATACAGCTTACACATTTAAAATTACAACAATCAATACAAAAATTAACACCTTCAGGAGTTTATGTGGATGCTGATGGCCTTGCTGAAATAGATTTAGGTAATGGAACAAGTTATAATCCACAAGAAGCTTTAAATATGTACTTTCAAACAGGTTCTATTATTGGTAGATCTTTAACCGTTGAAGGTGATCCAAATCCAGGTAAAATACCTATTCAAGAATTACCAGGAGGTGGTGGTAATCAAATACAACTTCTAATAGGTGCATACAATCAATATTTACAAATGATGCGTGATATAACTGGATTAAATGAAGCAAGAGATGCTGCTGATCCAGATCCTAAAGCGTTAGTTGGTGTACAAAAATTAGCAGCGGCTAATAGTAATGTTGCTACAAGACATATATTAGATTCAAGTATATTTATTACTAAAACTTTAGCTGAATGTATTGCTTTAAGATTTAAAGATGTGTTAGCATATCATCCTCAAAGAGATGCGTTTGTTTCTGCTATAGGTCATTATTCTGTAGGAGCATTACAAGAAATGAATAGCTTGCACTTACATGATTTTGGTATCATATTAGATTTAGAGCCTGACGAATTAGAAAAAGAAAAATTAGAAGCTAATATTCAAATGGCTCTTTCACAACAAAGTATATATTTAGAAGATGCTATAGATATTAGACAAGTACGTAATATTAAACTTGCTAATCAATTATTAAAGTTTAGACGTATTAAAAAACAACAAGCTGATCAAGCACAAGCACAATCAGCATCTGTTGCACAAGCTGAAGCACAAGGCCAAGCTCAAATACAAATTGAACAAGCAAAAGCTCAAGCAGCTCAAGTTGCAGCTGAATCTACAATACAAATAGAAAATTCAAAAAATGAATTAAATATTAAAAAATTAGAAATTGAAGCAAAAACTAAAAAAGAATTAATGCAGTTTGAATTTGATCTTAATGTACAATTAAAAGAAATGGAAATTCAAGCGCAAAGAGAAATGGCAGATAAAAAAGATATATCAGGACCTCCTAAAATTAATAAACCTAAAAAATCTTTTGAATCTAAAGGGAATGATGTACTAGGAGGTATTGAATTATCAAGGTTTGAACCAAGATAAATTATTAAATTATTTTATTAAATATTATGAAAGAAGAACAAGTAACAGTTAAAGCGGTTGAAGATACAAAAGAAACTTCTCCGCAAGAAAAAGAAGCAGCTGTATTAGATGCAGCTATAAAAGAAGGAGATGTAAATCCTGAATATGGACTTCAAGAAGATGGAGTTTATAAAGTTAATTTAGATAAACCACCTAAACAAAAAGAAGATGCCGTTCAAAAGCAAAGCACAAATGAGGTATCTGTACGCGACGGATCCGAAGCTAGCAAAGAAGTTCAAGAAGAAAACAAAGAAGAGCCTAAAGAAGTTACCGGAGAAAATAAACAAGAAGAAAAAAATAAAGGTAACGAAGAAGAACAAGGGCAAGAAATAGAATCACCTATAGAACTTGTTACAGATGAAAAAGATAATACTGACGAGACAGGAGTGGATACAGGCGCTGAAGATGCCGACACCCCAGAAGAACAAGAAGAAGTATTACAGGAAAATAAAACACAAGAATTACCAGAAAACATTCAAAAATTAGTACAATTTATGGATGAAACCGGAGGTTCCTTAGAAGATTATGTTAATTTAAATAAAGATTATTCTTCTATGGATGCAACCTCTATGGTCTATGAATATTATAGATCTACAAAACCTCATTTAAATAATGAGGATTTATCGTTCCTTATGCAAAAAGAATTTAATTATTCTGAGGATGAGGACGAACCTCAAGATATTAAAGCTAAGCAATTAGCTTTTAAAGAAGAATTATATAAAGCTCAAAAGCATTTTTCAGATTCTAAGCAAAAATACTATGCTGATCTTAAGTTAAGAAAGCAGGAATTGCCTGAAGAATATAAAAAAGCTTATGACTTTTATAATGAAAGCAAAAAGATTGAAGAATTAACTGAAAAAAATAAAAAAAGTTTTATATCTAAAACAAATAAGCTTTTTGATGACGAGTTCAAAGGTTTTGATTTCAAAGTCGGGGATAAAAAATATAGATATAAAGTTGAAAATAAACAAAAAATTAAAGATACTCAGTCTGATTTAACAAATGTAATAGGACAATATTTAGATAAAAATGGAGATATGAGAAACCCTTTAGGTTATCATAGAGCTTTATTTGCAGCACAAAATGTTGACAAAATAGCAAATCATTTTTATGAGCAAGGCCGTGCCGACGCTTTACAACAATCCATTAAAGAATCTAAAAATATTGATATGTCACCAAGAGCAGATGCTTCTGCAACAGGTAATATATCAAATAATCCTGTTAGAGTTGTTCCATCAAATTCTTCAAATAAATTGCGCATAAAATGGAATAAATAACTTTAAATTTTTAAAAAATGGCTTTTACAAGTGGAATTCCTGCGGCTTTACAACCGACTCAAACAAAAGCATTATATGCAGGAAATTATATTGATTTTACTGACAGCTCATTTAATATGTGGGCTCAACAGTTTTTACCAGATGTATACGAGCAAGAAGTTGAAAGATATGGAAACAGATCTATCGGTTCTTTCTTACGTATGGTATCTGCGGAAATGCCATCTACTTCAGATCAAATTATTTGGACTGAACAAGGTAGATTGCATACAAGATATGCGAATATCGTTTACTTAAGTAACTCTGGCACAATGCCAACATCAGGTACAACTCCTGGTACTGCATCTGCTGCCACTACAGGCGGTAACGTTGGAAACTTTTTTGTTCCAACAGCACAGCCAACTAGTTTAGGTGTTACTACTCAAGGTACAACAGCTGTTAACTTTAAGAAAGGTCAAACAGTTATGATTCAAGCTCAAACAAGTGCTACCTCTGCAATTGGTGGTACAGGTGCTGTAATAAAAGGTGTAGTTACTAATGTTAGTGGACAATACTTCCAAATTAAATCTTATGGAGGTGTTCCTGCAATCACAAATGCACAAAGATTTACCGCACTTGCTTATGGCTCTGAATTTGCAAAAGGATCTGGAAACTTTAGTGAAAAACTAGATCCTAGTTATGCAACATTTACCAACAGTCCTGTAATTTTAAAAGAACATTATTCTATTAATGGTTCTGATACTGCACAGATTGGCTGGATTGAAGTTACTTCTGAAAATGGAGCTAGTGGATATTTATGGTATTTAAAATCAGAACATGAAAATAGATTGAGATTTGAAGATTATCTTGAAATGTCAATGGTTGAAGGTGTCAAACAATTAAACACTGGAGCTACTTTAAATTTTTATGATTCTGCACTTACGGCTACTGCTAAAGGTACTGAAGGTTTCTTTGAAGCTATTGAAGCAAGAGGAAATGTATATTCAGGATTTGGAGCACAAGCTGGTGGTGGTGGAGGTGCGTTAACTGATTTTGACGCAGTTCTAGTACAATTAGATAAGCAAGGAGCTATTGAAGAAAACATGCTTTTCTTAGATAGAAACTTATCTTTAGAAATTGATGACATTCTTGCTCAGCAAAATGGCGGATATTCTGGAGGTACTTCTTTTGGAGTGTTTAACAATAGTGAAGATATGGCACTAAACTTAGGTTTTACAGGTTATAGAAGAGGTTCTTATGACTTCTACAAAACAGACTGGAAATACTTAAATGACTTCTCTACAAGAGGAGGTTTTGGTGACATCGAAGGTGTATTAGTACCTGCTGGTACTTCTACAGTTTACGATCAAGTCCTTGGTCAAAACATCAAGAGACCATTCTTACACATCAGATATAGAGCTTCTGAGACTGAAAATAGAAAAATGAAGTCTTGGGTTACAGGTTCTGTTGGTGGACCATCTAGTTCTCCAATTGATGAAATGAGAATGCACTATTTATCTGAAAGATGCTTAATCGTTCAGGGTGCAAATAATTTCGTATTATTTAAAGACGCTTAATATTTATATAAGTTTTACCCCCGTGTTTTATCGGGGGTAATTCTTATTAATACTTATATTATATTATATTATGGAAACAAAAACTAAAGCGCCAAAAATTGAAAAAAATTGGCAGATAAAAGATAGAACATATATGCTAACTGGAGGTAAAGCACCTCTTAGTTGGACAATACAATCTAAACATACCGCTAGAAAACCTTTATTATGGTTTGATGAAGAATTAGGTGAACAAAGAGAAATAAGATATGCAAGCAACCAAAAATCATTATTTGTAGATGAACAAAAAGGTAATGCAACTCTAGCACACGTAGTTTTTTTAGATGGTATTTTAGAAGTTCCTAAACATCAACAATCTTTACAAAAGCTTTTATCTTTATATCACCCTAAATCAGGTGAAATATGGTCTGAAATTGATGAAGAAGCTGAAGCTATGGATGAAGTTGATAATATTGAATTTGAGCTAGAAGCTTTAAATTTAGTTAAAAGTTTAGATATAGAACATCTAGAAGCAGTAATGAGAACAGAATTAGGATCTGCTGTAGCAAACATGAGTACAAAAGAATTAAAAAGAGATGCTTATTTGTTTGCTAGAAAAGACCCTGAACTATTCTTAGAAGTTTCTAAAGATGAAGATATTAAATTACGTAATTTAGCAAATAGAGCTGTTGAGCGCGGCATTATAGAATTAACAGATGATAATACTATATTTAGATTTGCTAATGGTAAAAAAATAATGCAAGTACCATTTGATCAAAATCCTTATGGTGCATTAGCACAATATTTTAAAACCGATCCAGGCGTTGATTTAATGAAATCTATTACGAAAAAATTATCGTAATGCAAATGATATAGGGCGAGAAATCAGCCCTATATCAACTAATTAAAATAATATAAATGGCTGTAAATATAAACAATGTATACCAAACAGTTCTTGTTATAATAAATAAAGATAACAGAGGATATATAACACCTGAAGAATTTAACAGATTAGCTGCACTTGCACAAAATGAAATATTTGAAAGTTACTTTAATAAACAAGTTGCTTATGAAAGTCAAATTGAAATAAAAACAGATTTTTCAGATCCAGTATTAACAAATTCTGAAAAAATAAATGTATTTTATGCTAATGCAACTCTTTCACAATCAGGAACTACATTTACTTTTCCAACTGATTTTTATAAATTAGGTGTTGTAAACGTTGATGATGTTGTAGCAGATTTACTTTCACATGAAGATTTAAAATATATAAATTTATCTCCTTTAACTGCTCCTGTAAAAACACAGCCTGTATATACATTAGTAGAAGGTGGCGTAAGATTATATCCCTCTTCAATTACATCAGGGGTAACTATAGATTATCTTAAAAAACCTTTAAATCCTAAATGGGGTTATGCAATGCCTACAGCTTCTCAAATAGCAAGCGGCGTTCCAAATGAACCTATATATGATAGCACAGTTTTTAATCCTGCTACTGATGATTATAATGCTATAGCTAAATCTTATGATTTTAGATTACATTCTTCTGAAGAAAATAATTTAATAATTAAAATACTTTCTTATGCGGGTGTTGTAATAAAACAAGCTGATATAGCAGGTTTTGCACAAGGAAAAGATCAACAATTACAAGCAACTGAACAATAATGGCAATATCAAGAAAACCTTTAGACGTAGATAATTATTCTG